CTCCTTGAATAATTAAACCGCCAGTACCAAGTTCTTCAATGCGAGAAGTAGTTCCATCGTGGTATATTTCCATTCGATTTGCAGTAGAACTTGTACCACCAAAAATTGCTTTTGATGTAGTAGAGAAAGTAATATCATCACCCGCAGATACGTCTATATCACTGCCGCTAGTATCATTGCCTATACCCAAGGTAGTAGCTAAACTACCTCCGGTCCAAGGCACGTTAACAACTAAGTTATCTGAGCTATCTACCTGTACTTTATATGTTCTTGAAGCTGTTTCAGTAGAAGTATTTGCAACTACTGAGTTTGTTCCATCTACATTTGCGTTAAACACTGTTCCAGATAAAGTAAGACCAGTGCCAGCGGTATATTCAGTGTTAACCCACGGAATATTGACAACCATTTGATCAGAACTATTATGTTGAATACCATAAGTTCTAGCTGCGGTTGCTGTAACACCATTAGCCGCAACAGTTTGCGTAGTGTCACTGAATAGTTTTGAAGCACCTAGCAAAGAAGCAGTTGCTGTGACACTTGTAGCTGTACCTATAAGGTCTAGCTTGTCTGTAAATGATTTACCGCCAATAGTTAAAACATTTGATCCATCACCAATGTAAAGTTTTTGAGTGCCCGTTTTAGCACTATATGCTAGTTCTCCAGAAGCTAAAGAAGTTGGAATAACCGTGCTGGTACTTCTTTTAATCTGAATTGTTTGTGCCATTTTAAATCTCCCTAAAAGTTACCAGCATCAATAATGCTGTTGTTATCTAAAAAATTTGAATCATTAGTAAAAGCAGATGTCACTGTCGGAGCACTAATCGTAAAGTTTGGATAAGTGCCTGTTACTTCTGCTGTTCCTGATTTATTTAAAACCACGGTTTTATCAGATATTTCTTCCAAAGCCGCTTTATTTATTCTCAAACCAATATCTATTCCACTGTTATGTGATGAGGCTGTCGTCCCATCCTGTCCCCTTACAGCTGTAAAATTATTCCCACTAACTGCTGTAATTTTTACTATCTCAGATGTGCTTCCCGTACCTAGTGTTGCAAAAAAGAACTCGCTTGCTGTAATTGATGGAAACGATGAAGAACTAGCAACTGGAATAGTTGTGTCTGAAGCACTAATACTTGACGTAATAGTGGTTTGCGCTAAATTTGCAAATTTAATACCCATTTAGTTAACTCGCTGTCACAATCCAGTTTGTCGAAATAGTATCCAACTCCTCCTTTGTCACTGTGTTGAATCTAACTGAACACAACATAGTTCCACTTGAAGCTGCATTGAATATAGCTGCACCCGAAACAGATACAGTTCCTGAAGGCGTACCTGATCCAAAATTAGCTACATAGGTGATCTCATTGCCAGAGGGTATAGATGAAGTCAGAGGAACTCTCGCTATCTCTGATGGTAGCGTAGTGTCTGATGCAGATGCGGCAGTGCTAGAAGATCCAATAGCCATATGACTCATCAAATTTGGTGATGATGATGTCATTCGGTTTGTTATGTATTCTTTACCAGAAGCAGTTACTACATTACTTACTGATCTAGTTTCTTTTACATTACCATCTGGATCGATGACTTGAAGATGAACCGAACCTTTAAAGTTAAGATTATCTTGAGGCATACACTCTCCACGGCAAATAAAATCTAATCCATGAAAAATGCAGTTATAGCATTATATAATCATTATCAACCATTTAAAAGCGGCTGACCGACAAGCGCACTATTCAATAACGAATTGTTTCTTAATAAAATAACTGTCGCATTGTCTGAAAAAGTTACGAAATCTCTGAACGCTAAGATGTCAGGATTCGCATTTAATTCAATGTTATCTAAAAACAATCTTCTGTGAGAAGTTGTAAAAAATAAATTCCTAAAAAATACACCATGATTAGGGTCAACTAATGACGGTATAACAACTTTTATATGATTTACTGAAGCGTAAATCTCATTAAAATTTATATCAGAATAAAGTGATTTATGCTGTATTAATGATGCAGACGCATCAAGTTTACGAAAGCTGATATCCGCATACAGCTTGCGAAAGTTAATCTTAGCTCGAATAGCCATATGCTATCAGCCAAATTGTGATCGCACTTTAAACTTTATAAGATCAACTACTGTTTGTGTTCTTGAGCTAGAATCGGTGAATTCTATTTCGCCTTCCAAAACACCTGAATTAGCAAGTGTGTTTGAGCTAAATAAAAATGTTACTAAACCTGATGAAGCATTCGTAATCGTACCAACTATAGTATCGATAAGAGTTGTTTTGCCTATTTCTCTAACTCTCATTCTTACAGATCCTCCAGTTAAGTCTAAAGGAGCAAATGTTGATGGATCATCCGCATCTAACACTTGACCTGAAGCAGCTGTATTTGAATCTTTCAAGGCAACAGATAATTCTGGTAATTGATCATTTTGAACCAATTCTATTGTTGTTAAATATGCCATTAGATAAACTCCCTAAATTTACAAGTTAAAGAACCTCCTCCGTAACCATATTTAACTTGCCTTGCAACTCTTCCCACACCTCTGTCAAATAATCTTTTATTATCTCCAGCAGCTGCTGTGTTAGAAAATGGCTGACCTGACATCATTTGCAAACGATACAAAGCACCATGAACAATAACTTCTCTATTCTCTTTGCCATAGGTATCTGGTATTGAAGTGCTAGATGATGTTGGTTTTACACTATAGAGAACTCGGTAAGAATCATTTGCATCTGGTATGGGCGCTAAAAAGAACGCATCATTATCTCTCTGTGAGTAAGTTGATGGAGATCCTTGTGTTTGTTCATCACCTAATTTATGAATAAGATCCGTGTAGCTAACAGGCTTTAATCTTGTTGAATCCCTGAAAATATCAATAATATGATTCAACTCAGTACCTACTGGCAAAGATACCTCATACTCATTAATACCTTTTATAATCGTTACGAATTCAGGCTCTGGTTTGTATATATCTGTTCTTTGACAAAAATCAATTACAGAATCACGCACAGCCCTTTCAATCATAAAGTCAGGACATCCCTGAACTTCTGGTCTAATAAATAAATTAAAGTCTGAATATTTCACTATCTCACCGCCATTGAAGTACTAGGTATTGGAGTTAATACAGTATCAGCCTGAGTTTTTATTCCTATTGCGTTTGAGAAACTTTGGTAATGCATCATTGCTTTTTGAGCGTTTCCAGCAAACTCTGCATCCTTTTGATATGAACGATACATGATGTAATCGAGAATCGTGTTTGCATAGATATCATCTAAAGAGATTGTTTGCGTGTCATTTGTGAAATCTGAAATAGCGATATCAGCTGGTGATTTGCTATATATAATTTCAATAGTATGTGTACCACTTATGGCTTTTGGATATACATAATAATTTTTGGGATCACTGCCATCATAGATGTAGTTTTCGATTTTATTGACTCCAGCTGTAGCTTCGTGCCAATTCGGAAGTGATTCATCTAATATCTTTCTATCAACTTGAGTAATACTTCTGCCATTTTGATTTCTTACAATATCAATTAACCTTAACCCATTGGCGGGTAAAGATTGCTTGCTTCCTGTCACCAAGTTTTGATTTTCATTAACCATATTAGCATCAGGTCTATGGAGAACTATTTCACGTTGAGCATCATTGAAAAACTTCAAAAGCTCGAATTTTGGAAAACGAGTGTTCGTAGCATCTTGCAACAAGATACTTGCCCGATCCAAAACTTCTACAACCTTAATCGTTGCCATCTTCCTCCTCCCATTCAATTACTTGTAAATCAGGATCACCAGCAAATAATTCGTGATAATCAAACTCATTACCTGTAATTACATTTCTTACTCTTTTAGGCTTTACTTTTGGGATCTCTTTTTTGGGATCCTTTCCTTCTTGCTCTAACCTTGCCATCTGATCTTGTAGTTGAGAAAGCGTTAATCTTCTATCTAACTTAACATCAAAATCTTTTAGAGCCTTGTCGTACAAATCATCTTTCTTAGTCATAAATATCCTTATAAAAGGGGGATAACGCTCCCCCAAGGCGTTGCTCTCGGAAGCAAAATTAAGCAGTTATACTTTCCACTTACCAACTACCATTGCGTCAGGCACAACAATCTTTGATCCGAAAACTTTAAGTCCTCGAACCGCTGATCCAAATGTGCTTTCTAAACGGACAGTTTCAGTGTTAGTAAACTGACTTGCGAAACAAAGTGCTTTTGGATGACCAGCAAGGATATGTGTATATCCATTGTCTGTTCCAGAAGTTGCTGTAAACAGCATGTTTGACTGATAAATAGTAAACCTATCTACCATTCCAACATTACCATTTCGCAATGGAGATGTAGCATCTCCAGTTAAGTTAGCCTGTCGCAACTCAGTTTGCTTCAACAAAGAAACAAAAGTTGGCGATAGAACCATGTATCTTCCTTCTTCAGGAATGTTCAACTCGTCAAGAGCTTTACCAGCCTCTAATATCTTTCCTAAGATATTAGATGTAGTAATATCCGTTTGACCTTGAACTGTGGTTGCACCTGTAATAGATGAAGCCAATACATTAGTTTCTACAGCGACTCTCATTTGCTCTGCGGCATCAGTTGTTGCGGCATCAAGCATGTTAATGTCAGACTGCGCTTCAAGCACATCATCCATTTTGAATGAGTAGTACTTGGCTTTGTCGATCAACAATTCTACTTTTGAAGTAGTAAGCTCTTGGTTAGTTATTGAGCCTGTGTAATCGTTGATGTTGATTGTAGGTACAGTCCTGATGACAACCTTTTCTCCTTGACCAGAGATTTCTCCCTCGTAGTCTGTATTTGAAATTGCTGGCAAAACAGAAGATGAATAAAACTTAGCTTGCAACAATTTCGAGAAGACTTCAGGGATAAAGTTGACTTCAGAGGTAGTACCTGTGCTAAAAAATGAAAAAGACATAAATCACCTCTATGGTTTATCTGCGAATTTTTCCGCTTTCCATAGCTGACAATATTTGATCAGTATTTTTGAGGAAATCCTCATTAGACATTTTCTTAATATCATCAACAGTCCAGCTTCTTTTATCGCCTTTAACTTGTGACTTTCGAGCTTTAGGCATCTTAGGTTCTGCAACCTGTTTTGCCCGCTCCAAAGTCTCCCTATGCGGTTCGTTTGTTTGATTGTTGATTCCAGTTTCAGCCTTATACCTACTCAAAACAGTGTTGACATCATTAGATGATCCCGAACTAACCCAATTTTTTGTCATCGCATCCTGAACTTCGAGCCAGTTTTCCCAATCCGCACTGCTTGCTATTTCGTTCACATCTGGGTGAACATCAGCAATACGCTTGAAATGCGCTGCTTCTAGTTCTCTCTGCCTTAACTCTTGAGCCTCTGCTTCTTGTTTCGATAAAGCATCTTTGGTCTTCTCAATCTCTGACTGCGTTTTTTTCAACTCATTTAAAATCGGTACTGCTAAATCAGGATACTCCTCTTTGAGTTTCTCAATTACCGATGGATCAGTTTTAATTTCCGCAGCCTGACTTTGTAACTCATTAACCTTTTTGGTTAGGTCAGCATTAATCCTTCTCAAATCCGCTGCCTCTTGAGTTGCTTTTGTCATTTTTGCCTGTGCGCCTTTCATAGCTCTTTCAGCTTTTTCAATCTTTGATAAAGCCGACTTTAATTCAGAATCAGTACCGCTTTCTGATTCTTCCTCTGTATCCTCTGTCTGCTCTTGAGTTTCCACCGTGTCCTGAGGTTCGGGGGTTTCTACTTGCTCATCTTGCTTTTCCTCCAGAGTGTCGGATGCCTCCGTTTCTTTTGGTTTAGCCGTCTTTTGCTCGTACAACTCTTTCGCTTCAGCTATTAATTTGTCAGGGTCATTGTTTGCCATTTCTATATCCTCTGGAGCCTTATGGTATTCCGTTGGTTTATTTAATAGTCATCGGTGTTCCCTTTCGGGAGCCGTGACCTCTCTAGCAACGCTTTCGCGCTATCTTCAAGTTCAAGCAAGAATCTCAATTCCCTAAGTCTTCCTTGCTCAAACCTAAAATTTTTTTCATCAGCCGCTTCCAAACGGCTTTGTGCATCATCGAATCGGGATTGCACCAACTCCATTAACAGGCTCCATTCCTGACCCGTTCTGATTCTCAGGATTGCTTGCGCTTGCTGCTGCGAGCATTTGAGCTTGGAGTGCTGCTTGCTGTTGTTGCTCAATTTCGATTTGCTCCTGTGTTTTTATTATTCCGTCTGGATCTATTTCCATTGCCTTAGCCACTTCTCTTAACAACTGCTGTCTATCAACTAATTGCTGATCCTCAGGCGTTGTGAGAAGTGATAAGAACTGAAGCAATCTTTGACTCTGTATTTCTTTCTGAATCAAAGCGGTGCTTCCTCTTGCGACAATTCGTAGATCACCTTTTGCTTTTTGATTTGAAGAAAACTCCATATTGAAGTGAAATAAAGCCCTCATCATGGGTTCAATCAAAAAGTCATCAATATTTTTAATCGTGCTTTTTAAACTTTGGTTTGCCGCACCCATGAGCATTGACATACCAGTAGCAGTCTTATTGAGGTTTCGACCCATCTCACCATGCGTATAGGATGGCAATGAAGTCGTTTCATCAGCAAAACGCCTAAACAACTCAATAATCTGATTTAACCCGTTAGCATTAGCGACAGGTTGATACCATCTCACAGCTGGCATAGAGCCATCTCCACCCTCTCGTAAAAATACTTTCCAAGGATGTATATCTGTGGGATCTTCACCAGCTGCCAACAAATCAGTGTTTACTTCAACCATTGGTGCGCTAGATAAAGCCATATTGTCTAACCAGATTCTTGTAGCCGCATTCATGGTTGTCTGACTATCTCTCATCATTCGCGGTACACCTGTGCCCCAGAATTGATGAGGAGACTTTTCATAAGGGAATATGTGATAAGGAATCTTGTAACCCATTACTGGATTCAACATAATTTTTATTACTTTCCCGTCACAAAACCAAACACAAGCACTGTAATCTTCTGACTTATCTGTATCTTCAGGCATTTCAATACCATGCTCTTCAAGATCATATCCATTGATATCACCCCAATATTCAAAGACCTCGTATCGACCAGACTCGCCAGCTAATTCATTTATGCCAGCCATTCTTCTTCGATCCCTCTCGTGATCTTCTTCTTGATGATTGCCATGCTTTTGAACTTTTAGAATGTATTTGATCATTCCACTATCAAACATTGGTCTATCAGCAAGTTCTCTAAACTGTCTTCTAGTTAAAACATGCCTTCTAAATAAGCCATCACAGTTTTCTAAATCAGTACAGTAAGGGTCAGGATACAAATCAAAAATAGAAACTGATTCAACTTCAGGAGCAACTGTTTCAATCTGAGATAAAACAAATCTCATTTCTCCTGTTTCAGGATCTTGAACTTGCGAATATGACTGCCTTTCATCAATCCTTACTGTTCCAGCTTTAACTGCGCCAGAACCATAAATACAACTTTCAAGTATTGCTTCTTTTAATTTTTGCTCTGCATTAGCTTCGACTAATTGATCCTTGATATCTTCAGTCATATGATGAGCGGCATCCTTAGCAAGCCTTTCTTCTGCCAACTTGAAGTCATCCTCAAGCTCTTGCATTCGTGCTCTCATAAGGTCTTCGTTTTGTGAAATATCCATTCCAGAAGCAGCTGCGACTTGCTGCATAGCCATTTCTCTGAATTGTGCGGCTTTAAGTGGATCGATTTCTGGGACAGGCGTAGGACTTACAGTAAAAAATATCTCGCCATGCTGAAATAATAAATCAACAATTCGAGAATATGCTGCCATGACTTTAGTTCTTGTAAGACCTACAAAAACTTTAGAGCGGAATCCAGCCTCTTTTAGCCTTGCTAAAACATCAGGTTCATACTGACCGACAAACTGACGGAAATCTCTAAGCCACTCGTCTTCAGTTTCTCTACGAGCATCTTTGTATTCTTCGTAAGTATGGGCTAAACGATCACCTAAGGACTGAATGCCTTGGTCTTGGATACCATCTTCGTTTTCTACTTCATTGTCTTCGTTCATCAATATCCCGCAATCGGATCAACAGACTTATAAGTTTTCGGAACAAGTCTGTGCCTCGGTCGAGGCATACTAGCTAATCCATGCAGAGCTATTGCATAACTAATACAACGGTCGTCATAACACCCTTGCTGGGCGTTAAAACTTCCCTTGTCATCGATTATATACGTTCTTAACTCATTTACCAACTCTATATCTGCGATGCCAGATTCAGATTGTCTGAGCAATGCAGCTAAACCATCAATGATAAGAGGCTTTGTTTTAGATGTTGTAAGAAAGCCTCCTCGCTTTGTAAGTTTATCGCCATATGCACCGTCAACAGAAGACTCGATATATAGATTAGAATAGTTAAGTTCTTGAAGCCTTCTAAGGGTAGTAAGACCGTGATTATTTCTTTCCACGATAATGTACGCATTATTAAACCTACGTCCCAACTCAAATAACAAGTTACCAAATTCAAAAGGATCAATATGACCATGCCAACAAGCTACTTGCCTCCCTAAATCGTCTA